GCGTTGAATTTATCATAATGGCGAAATACGCAACAGGAAAAAAATCCCAAGCAATAAGCGATGTAGGTGGTCTTCGGGTTCCATACCCTCAGTTGAAGACCACTTGGGATGGATTGCGTGTTTCTCCAGAAGACTTCGACCCGAAGCAGCCACAGCTAACGCCTGCAAAAAACGTAGTCGATGCGACTGCACTTCGGAATCCTCGCCCAGACACAGATCCAGAAAATGTCGTTGTTTATATCGGCTACACCCAAGATTGGACTATAGACCCACGATTGCGCCCCGGCGTTGGGGTGAGCGCCAATGCTAGTGTTGGTCGGTGTGAATTTGAAATCATACATACATCTCAAACAGGCGTTGGCGGAACAGGCGGCGTTGGCACGGTAGAGGCCACAATACAAACTGAAATAATAGCGCAGGGTCAGGCTGGCGATGGTGAAGTTGGACCGAACGTATCTGCCGTACAAACGCTAACGGTCACTGTTCAGAGCGTTGGCGGTGCTAATAAATACTTTATCGGAGGAGTTCAGCAAGACACGTTAGAATTGATGGAAAGCAGGACGTATTACTTCGATCAATCTGCATCTTCTAACAACGGCCATCCTCTGCGCTTTAGCACTACGCCGAATGGCACACATGCTGGCGGTAGCGAATACACAACAGGGGTCACAACGTCAGGGACGCCGGGAAGTTCTGGCGCTTACACCCAGATAGTTGTAGCAGAAAGCGCACCTACCCTTTACTATTATTGCACCCAGCACTCAGGAATGGGCGGACAGGCAAATACTCCTGTGTTCTCTTCTATATTAATTGAACTTGAAGATATTATTGGTGGCGTTGGTGGATCAGGCGATCCCGGCACAGTAAATGTAGATGCACTGCCGCCGATAACGGGTGCAGGCGGCACTGGCGGTGTTGGTACAGAGGCATTCCTATTAGAAGCCACCCCAGCAGGCGTAGGTGGGGCCGCAAACGTAGGTTCTATTGACATAATTAACTTAGTGTCTGTATCGGGCGTTAGTGGCAGCGGAAATATCGGCATCGCCAATATAGAAGATCCACTTGGCTGGGGCATTGGACCTTGGGGACTTGGACCGTTTGGTGATACAGCAGGCAGACCTCCTGCAATTGGACAGGCAGGCACTGGTGGTGTATCTTCAGTAACAATAGTAATCGAAACATCTTGGGGCCAAGGTGGGTACGGCGAAGGAACATGGCAGTGAGGATAGATAAGTGAATTACACACAGCTAGTTGCAAATATTCAGAACTTTTTGGAAGATGATAGCTCTGAGCTACAGGCTTCTATTAATGAAATCATAGCACAGGCTGAGACAATGATCTTTCAGCGACTGCCAAACCTGCCGTGCTTTCGCAAGACTGCGACAGCAAACATGGTGGTAGGAACTTCGGACTATACAGTGCCAACAGCCAGAATGATCCGTCAGGTATCTATTATATCTTCTAATGTTTTGTCATACCTAAACCACAGAGTTGATTCATATATCCGTGACTATTCGCCCAACGCGACCACGCAGGGTATTCCAATAATGTACAGCACCAAGAGTGCAGGCACGGCTGGATCTGTTATTACATTGGCCCCAACGCCAAATTCCACAGATACCTACCAAGTAGATTATATTGCCCCTGAACAGGGTTTGAGTTCAAGCAACGCAAATAACTGGATTGGCGACAATGCCGAAAATGTGCTGCTTGCCGCGTGTCTCTATGAGGCTTCATCTTTTCTCAAGGCTGGGGAAACATTGGCTCTTTATAAGACACAATTTGACGAAGCAGTGCAACTTGCAGTACAAGAGATGCAACGCGATTACGCAGCAGAATATAACGGAGGTCTATAATGGCTATCACACAAGCAATGTGTACACAATTCAAACGAGATGTAATGCTTGGGCTGCATGATCTTGATTCTGACACAATTAAAATTGCCCTTTACACCAGTTCAGCAACGCTAAACGCGACCACAACTGCATATAGCGCCACGAATGAGATTGCTAACGGCAATGGGTACACAACTGGCGGCGTGACATTGGCAAGCGCTTCTGTTATAACCAACAGCACAAGCGGTTGCTTTGACTCTAATAACCCAGAGTGGACATCAGCAACCTTTACAGCTCGTGGGGCATTGATCTACAATGACACAGAAAGCGATTTTGCTATAGCTGTATTGGACTTTGGTGGAGACTTTTCAGTTGCTGGCGGAACATTTCGCATTGTTTTCCCAGCTCAAACTGCTAATACAGCAATTGTAAGGATCGACTAATATGGCTTCTACCTTTGTAAATGACCTTCGCCTCAATGAGATGGCAACTGGCGATCAGTCAGGCTCATGGGGAACAGTCACAAACACGAACCTTGAGCTGATTGGCGAGGCTTTTGGCTTCGGCACAGAAGCCATTACTACTAACGCCAACACGCACACAACAACGATTGCTGACGGCGCTACAGACGCTGGTCGATCTATGTTCCTAAAGTACACAGGGACACTCGACAGTGCATGTACGATCACAATCGGGCCAAATACTATCAGCAAGATGTGGTTCATTGAGAACGCTACTAGCGGATCTCAAAACATTATCATCTCTCAAGGTTCTGGGGCAAACATCACTATTCCAGCAAGTCAAACCAAAGCTGTGTACAGTAATGGCGCTGGATCTGGCGCTGCCTTTGTAGATGCGTTTAATTCTTTAAGTGTTCCTCCTAACGTGCAATCAGAAATAAATCTAAAATCTCCACTCGCAAGTCCTACCTTCACAGGTACAGTTACGATAGGTGGGATTGCTTACCCAACTTCGGATGGATCAAACGGTCAAGCATTAGTAACTAACGGAAGTGGTACTGTCAGTTTTGGCAGCGCTGGTATATCAACAGGTAAAGCCATTGCTATGGCAATCGTCTTTGGATAAAGGAGGCTAGAAAATGGCTGCACCAAATATTGTAAACGTAACCACGATTATAGGCAAATCTGCCACAGTCGCGCTTGCGTCAACCAACGCCACGGCGCTTGTAAGCAATGCCGCATCAAGTGGTAAAGTGTTTAAGATCAACATGATTCAGGTATCAAATGTTGATGGCGCAAACGCCTGTAACGCAACTGTTAACCTGTACAGCCAAGATGATATTGGCGGCACGGCATTCTCCCTAGTTAGTACAATCTCTGTACCAGCGGACGCTTCCTTGGTTGTCCTTGATAAAGGCACGGCGGTGTACTTAGAAGAAAACAAGTCTATTGGGGTGATAGCAGGCACGGCAAACGATCTAGTGGTGGTGTGTAGTTACGAAGAGATCAGCTAATAGGAGCCTCTGATGGCTAAACGTACAGGCGGCTTTATAGGACAGGACGGGCTGAACGCCCCTGATCAAGCGACAGGGGTTACTGGCACTGCGGGTAATGCGCAGGTTGAGGTTAGTTTTACCGCGCCGACTGATGTTGGTGGGGCGGCTATTACTGGATATCGGGTGCAAGACAGCACTGGCGCATTTGGCGCGTCTGGATCGTCTTCCCCTGTCACTGTAGCTGGTCTCACCAACGGCACAAGCTACACGTTCAACGTATGGGCGATCAATCCGTTTGGGTGGTCTTCGCCTAGTGATGCAAGTGGGAGTGTTAATCCGTTTAGCTCCAGAGGAGTATTTGCGGGTGGTATTGAAAGTTCTCTAGTCAATACTATAGAATTTGTTCAGATACCAACTCTTGGAAACGTGACTGACTTCGGTGACCTGACTGCAGCCAAAGAGCAGCTCTCTGGTTTGGGCAGCTCTACAAGAGGTGTCTATGTAGGTGGTAACACTGGAAGCACGACAAATGTCATAGAGTATATAACATTTGCGTCTGCTGGGAACGGCATTGATTTTGGCAATATACACACAGCAAAAGAAGGTGTTGGCACACTTTCAAATGACACAAGAGGTCTTTATGCTGGGGGTAATACAAGTAACGATAACATAGAGTTTATTACAATAGCTAACACTGGGAACGGCACTGATTTTGGAGACTTATCTCAGGGCCGGATGCAGATGAATGCTGCAGCATCTCCTACTAGAGGTATTTTTGCTGGTGGGTCTGCAGGTACTGGCGGTTCTAGCCTAAATAAAATAGATTATGTTACTATAGGGAGTACTGGAAACGCCATTGATTTTGGCGATCTTACAGTAGGCCGGAATAGGACTAATGGCGGATGCTCTAGTGGTACTAGGGCGGTTTTTGGGGGCGGGTTTGACGACAACACGAATACATCCAAAAACACAATAGACTACGTTACGATAGCTTCAACCGGAAATGCCACGGACTTCGGAGACTTACTTGCTGCGAGGCAGTTTCTAACATCTTGCTCTAGCAATGTACGAGGTTTATTTGGTGGCGGACAAACCACCAATCAAATTCAGTATATCACAATTGCCACTACTGGTAGTGCTACTGACTTTGGTGATCTATCTGCGAGCAGAAGAGAGTTGGCATCTGCTTCCAACAGCCACGGAGGGATTTCATAATGCCCAATTATCAAGGTGTATGGAGCCTCTCAACGCAGTATCAGGCTCAAGGTGATGGCAACTGGGTTCCAAACTATGTTGCTCCTATCGGTGTCTTTATGGGCGGCGCTGGCGGGAGTGGCGTCAACAACATGATCCAAACCCTAGACCTAACGTCATTGGGCAACTCTGTTGATGAGGGCGACCTGTCTTACAACCCCGCTCAATCTCCAACAGCGGTAGGCAACTCTATAATTGCGTTGTGTGCTGGCGGACAAACAACCGCTACATCAAGAGCCACTAGCCAATACACATATGCTACTGGCGGAAACGCCGTTGACTCTGGTGACTTACGCGCAGGTTATGGGTATCAATATTTGGCGGGAGTTTCCAACTCCACCAGAGGTATCTTTGCTGGGGGATTCACCTCAAGTGAAGCAACTGTAAACTCAATGTCTTACATAACACTGGGTACAACAGGGTATCCTGCTGATTTTGGGGATTTAACAGTAGCTAGACGGTATGTCAAAGGTTCTGGGTCTGATACTAGGGCTATATTTGGCGGTGGAAACAATACATCAAATCAAATGACTAATGTTATAGATTATGTGACTATTGCAACCACGGGAAATGCTATAGATTTTGGCAATCTTTTGGCGACGAACGCAGACCCCGCTGCTGGGTCCAACTCAACCCGCGCTATCTGGGCGGGTGGGGCATCACCGTTTGTCATCCAGTACAGCACTATTGCAACCACGGGAAATGCTATAGATTTTGGAGACTTGCCTGCTGCTGGTAGGAAGGAGTCTGGAGGAATGTCTAGCGCAACCCGCTTTGTGATAGGTGGCGGTAAGTTGAACAACAACACCACCACGACTGACATCCAATATGTAAATATTGCCAGCTTAGGTAATTCTCAAGATTGGGGCGACCAAGCGGTTCAAGCATACAACTTTAGCTCTACATCTAGCGTCCACGGAGGACTTTAATAATGTCTGATAAACGCTACCTCGGCAACATCATCACGGATACTCCGACCGCGCCTGCTGGGCCATATCAGGACAGCGCAGCGTCTGGCGTGTGGTCACTTGCGGAAGCCTTTGCGTATACCAAGGCGGGACTGTGGCCCATTGCTGGGAATGTTAATGCTATTGCTCTGTTTGCGGGAGGCAACTCCGCTTCAAACAGAAATGTCATTGACTCTTTCCAGATAGTTTCAACGGGAAACGCCACAGACTTTGGTGATTTGCTTTATGATGGTAGTGTTGGGAACGCAACCGTTTCATCTTCTACAAGGGCCGTACATGGCGGCGGCAACAACGTAAATAGAGGTGCGGATCAGCTAACCCTTCTTCAATACTCAACTATCACTTCTGCTGGGAACGCCGTAGATTTTGGTGATTTTGCTCAGAGCATGATGAGCCAAGCAACCATTTCAAATCAAACTAGAGGTATTTGGGCTGACGATACACTCAACTACTCTAGCACTAGGATTGACTACATAACTATCGCAACTCTTGGTAATAGCGCAGACTTTGGAGACTCTACTTCTGCTAGATCAGGCGCTACGGGAGTTAGCTCTAGTACGAGAGGTGTTGCGGCGGGTGGATACAATAATGGCGGCATGACCAACATCATGGACTACGTTACTATATCTACCACAGGTAATGCCACAGACTTCGGAGATCAAACTGTCGGCAGATACCAGTCAAGTGGTTGCTCTAGTAGCACTAGGGGGTGCTTCATGGGTGGCTCAGATTTAAGCAGCGCCCTAAACACAATAGACTACATAACCATTGCATCCACAGGTAACGCTACAGACTTTGGTGATCTTTCCGCTGCAAATTATTATGGTGCGGCAACCTCCAGCGGCACTAGGGGTGTCTATGCGGGAGGGAAGCAGCCGTCAGCGGCCAATGCAGAGATAAAATACATTACAATAGCTAGCACAGGTAATACCAGTGCTTTTGGCAATCTTACTATTGCTCGCTTTGGCTTGGGGGGCAGCTCAAATGCCCACGGCGGCTTAACATGATGACGGGAGAAAATCATGCCTAAAGATACAGTAAAAGAAACGGCACTAGCCACAACAGACTTGAACATTCAGCTTCCAAGCGCGAAGCCTGAGTACCAGTCTATGCTGGCTAACATTGCCGACAAAGCACCCGCCATTGCGCAGGCGTCAACCAACTTTTACAAGTCGCACTCTCAGATGATGAGCGTGACATTGGATGTGACTGCAATCACGCCTATCCGCTCTGTGAAGCACAGCCTTGCTGAGATTGAGAAGACCAAGTCTGCTCTCCAAGAAGGCTACTTCCGCATGAAGAAGGACGAGGTTAAGCTCAAAAAGCTGGAGCGTAAGCTGCTTGAAGAGACTGACGATCTTGAGCAAGAGATGCTTGAGATTAAGATTAACGAGAAGCAAGCCAACGCTGCATCCTCACGCGGCTATGTTGAGGCGGCTGTTCGCAAGCTCAACTTCTTCACCAATCAGTATGAAAACCTGATGAAGAAGATCGGCAAGGACGAGCTGACTGAGGCTGACTACGAGCTTGAGGAAGTCAAATACCACATTATGACTTGCATGAAACAGGCGCTAAACTCTGCCCGTCCACGCAACGGTGTGATCGACGAGGGCAACATGATCTATCTGTTCGACCTTGGCATCAACGCTGCACAAGCACAGCTAGAAGTCATGTCGTATCTCAACTGGGAAAACGAGCTTGTTAAGGAAGGCAAAGCGCCAGAGCATCACCACACGGTGCAGTGGCTAGAGGCTTGCGCTGATAAATGGTCGCATTGTCCAAGTGCCTTTGCAGAGAGCCGTGGTTTTGCTATACTCGACGAAACGTCTTTGACGAACACCACCCTGATAGAGGACAAAACTGATGGCTTATAACGTAGTAAAGTATCGCCTAGAAGCGAATGGGACTATCCCAACGTGGCTGACGTTTGGCGTTCCGCAGTCAACTGGCGGCATGTACGCGGTTGCTGACCCAAACACTGCATCACCGCAAGATTGGCTGATGATTGGCATTTCCGCAGATGGCGCTGACACATCTGATGCGATTAAAGTATTTGCGTCCAAGGCAGAATTGCAGACGTATCTTGCCGCAGAGGCTACAGCAAATAGCTGGACTAACCCAGACCCAAGCGATCCTGACGCCACAGTCGCGTTTGACGCGGCGGCTCACGCTCAACGTGTGTGGGATGATCTTGACGCTCTGAACGCATAGG